CTAGTAGTAAATCCAAGAATAGAATCTACTTTAATTACACCAGACCCAGCCATAGTTTCACTTGCAGTTATAGCTGTAGCTAATTCCGTAGATGCACCATTGTATATCTTTTCACCTCTGCAAGCTATTACTTTATTTGCAAAGTTAGCTACACCAATAATTCTTTCAGAAGCAGATGACGTTTGTGGTACAATATGATTAAGGTACTTACGAAAGCCATTCATTCTCCTGTAGCCACCTTCAACGTCAGGCTCAAAGTTTTCTAAAACTAAAGCCTCACCCGGTTGCATTAAGAAACTAGAACGATTTAGTACCAAACCACCTTCGCAGTTAAATGCTGCTGGTTGTACCTGTGAACTATCTGGCATTAAAAGGTAACTCCAGAGCTTGCGTTTGATGGTCTGTTTATTACTGTAGATCTAATGTAATCAAATTTATTAACTAACAAGCTTTGTATATTCTTAATGCCTTCTTCAAAACGTTGGAAGTTAACTTGGTACTGTTGCATCTCACCTCTGTATTGATATAGAAAGGCAGTGGCTCCATCTGTAATTACAGGTTTAAATCTATCTGGTATAGTAGTAGTATCTCCATGTGCAGTTAAGTCACTAGGAAAAGTAAAGTAATCATAAAGTAATGTATACTCTTTATCAGGGAAAGGGTAAAGCAAATAGTTATTGTCTAATGTGCGTACAATATACTGAGGCACAGCGCCATTATCAAACTGAGTTACTGTTACTCCACTACTGTGTGCAGCAGCAGTTGTACTGTTAGCCCCTCTTGTGCAGCCTGTAAGTGTATTTCCAGACACTGCAGTGTATGTAATCTGCTCACTACCAACATACACAGTTCCTTCTGATTCGAAGCCTGTTGATGAGGTAAGCGTTAGTACAGTTACAGAGTCTGTATGTGTACCATCTAATGTAGTAGAATTAATTTCATCTTCTTGATTTGCAAACTCTTTACTTATGTATTCATTGTAGTTAAGTCTTTTTAAATTAACACCTGAAGAACTAACGTCAGTATCTTTTTTTATTCGTGCAGTATTATAATCTATGTATTTTGTACCTGTAGGTATAGTATATCTTACTACACCGGGAACTACAGTAGAAGAGTTAGTAGCATGATTAAATGGATAAGCAAATTCTTTTTGATTAATATGACGAATAGCTTCATTAACAGCGTTTTTAGATTGTACCTGAACTCCTCTAGCATCTGTAAAGTTAGCAGAAGTAAGTACTACTTCGTTCATGCGAGTAAGAACTTCATTTGTTAATGTAAGAAATGTAAGTGCCATTGTAATCCCTTAAAATGCGACAATGGGGCCAGCGTTGTGCCAGCCCCAAAGTTTATTGTAGTATTACAGCAAGTCACGCTGGGCTGCAGCAGCCTCAGTTTGAGCAGCAGATACGTCAACAACTACTGCGTATACCCGAAGGCGTCCAGTAGCAGGTGCAGCACCAGCAACAACTACGTCAATAGTATCTGCAGCACCAACAAGAGCTAGTGTTTCTGCAGCATACGTAGACGCAGCACCAGTGTTTACAATATTAGCTTCACCGTTACTACCTTTTACAAGGTATGTACCAGCTGCAGCATCAAGAGCAGCACCGTCAATGATGTCATCTCCACCACCGAAGTCGATATTACAAGTACAAGAACCTGTAAAGGACTTCATGATTTCCGCACCAGCAGCAATCACGATTGATTCGGCAGGGATTTCAAGTAGTTGAAAGATGTCACCATCTGCGCCAGAGTATCCAGCAGTTACCATTGCATCAATATCTAGTATTGCTTCAATAGTCCGTACAGTATTACCGATAACTGTTGGAACAGCAAGAACGTTTGCTCCAACACCAGCGGTATCACTGGAAGTCATGTCATAAGTAGCCATAGTTTATATCTCCCTTAAGACGATAGCTTCAGGCCGAAGTATCTTCCTACCGTATAGGTGCATACCACGAACAATGTCAGCAAAGCTGTCAGGGTCACGATATGTTTCAGTTTTGTTGATCTGCTCAGCAGTTGCTACAGCAGAATCATGTCCAGCTACGATAACTCCCAGATTAGTTAGCTGGTTAGCCGTACCTGAAGTTCCCGGTCCAGTACCCAAAGCAGGTAAGTTAGACGAGGAATAGACACGGAAGCCGTGGAAGTTACTTACAGCAAGGCCATTACGCAACCCACCTGATTCACCGAAGTCTGCGTTCATGAAGCGTGAATCTTCATCAGCGAGGATTTCCATGAATACGGGATCAACTACAAGCCAGCGACCTTGTGAGTCAACCTGTTGTTGGTCTAGCAAACGCTTCATACGAGCAATAATCATTGCAGGAGAAACGGTAGCAGTTGGTAGTGAAGATGCACCCGGCATACGAGCAGTCACAGGAATTGAGTGAGTGCCAGCAGATGTAGTAGTGATATTTGCAAAATCACCTTTGTGAAGCTGCATAGAAGATAGCAACTCGTTTGAACCTGCAGTAGAGACAGATTTAGTACCATTGACAGTAGTGTTCAATGCACTAGCTTTGCTGTGATTTGCAGACTGTGCGTAGCCTGACATGTAACCTAGAACTTCTTGGTCATGATTGTCAGCTAAACGATAGGCGGCACGATTAGTTGCAAGATCCATGAAGTTTACATGCGAATGAGCCTCTTCAATATCGTCCATCTTAAAAGCAAAATAGTTAGCTTTATCAATGACTAAGGAGAAGTCTTCGTCCTGTAAATCCTGTGCGGTCACGTTCGTACCCCTCGCGTACTGCGAGACAGAAATTTCTGGTTCTTTGATAATCTTGACGGTATCGCCCTGTGCTGCAATCTCACCCATATAGTCAGAGTTCGTTATGTCACCACAGACAGTTGACTTGCGGAATGCAAGCTGTACTTTTTTGGAATAGATTACGGGGCTAAAGTTACCATTAGGTAAATTGCCATAACCTGTTGCTGTTGTAAAAGCCATGAGATAAATCCTCCGTTTGGTGTTTGGCTTATAAGTAATAAGCTAAACTAACCGATAAGAGGCTAAACTTTTTAGGGTGCATATAAGGTAAGTTATACGGGCCTATACTTATTTAGGTAGGTCTTATAATTGGTGTGTTTAGACTTAGCGAGGTAGTTTTGTCTTAAGAGTAAGGTAGTCTATGTAAAGAGGCTTACTACTTAATGTAAAGACACCTATAGTTATACTAAGTACACTATAGATGTCAATGCTTTATTTGCTATTATCGTGCACCGCCTGTCATATCGTAATTAAACTTTCCAGAACGGATAGCTTCCATAATAGCATCTGATTGTTTTTCATACTGAGCAGCAGACATCTTATGTACTTGCGACTCAGAGAAACTTCCACTGTTGTCATTTTGATCTGGCTTAGTTGTACGCTTAGTTACAACAGCAGAGGCAGCAGATTTAGATGACTTCTTTTTAGTTTTATTGTCTAGGCCATTGTCTACTTTGTATAAATCAATTACACGAGTAACAGAGGCTGGGTCTTCAGAGTTTTCATACAGAGCATCTTGAACCCACTTAGGTTGCTCACCTGCCCAATCGTGGAAGACATCACTACTACGTAGCTCATCAAAGTCAGGGTGCATAGCCCTAATCTCATCTTCCATTCGGTTGCGGTCTGCTTCTGCACTAATACGATCAATCTCTTGCAAACGAGTATCTGCACTAGAAAACTTCTCTTGTGCTTTCTTCTCAGCAATGCGTTCAACAATAGCAGCTACATCAGGATACTGACGGGACCAAGCTTCTATGTCTTCATCAGACTTAGGAGAACGTATATCGCCTCTCTCTTGTGCATTCTCTAGCTGGGCTTTAATTGCCTTAAGCTCTTCTGCTTGTTTGTTCTGATGACTACGCAAGTCACTGTAACGTTTCTTGTAGGTCTTCTCTTCGCTAGTTAGGTTTTCTTCTTCTTGTGCTTCACCTTTAGCGTTGGTTTCTTTTTGTTTGGAATCACCCTCATCTTGTACTTTGGTTGACGAAGTTGACTCGCCATCGGATTCCGTAGTCCCA